TACGGTAATGACGATAATCGAGCAGCTCTTCCCAATATTATTACCTGCGGAGGTCTGTATGCTGACGGAAGTATATCTGTGTACAACAGAGACTATGACGGAAACCCCGGAACTGGTTATAGGGCCTACTACTATGATGTAAAAGCCCGGTGGAAGTAACCAAAAGCCGCAGGATTCGCTCCAGCCCGGGAGTTGACGGGTAGAAAGGAAATAAAAACTGACATAAAAATCAAATCAAGAAAGGCGGTGCAAAATGAAAGGGGTCACTTTTGGAACATATCACAGCTATGATGATTTTAGCTTGATACTGACTTCAAAAGAGGTTGCAGCCCCGAAAACAAAGACGGTGAAAATTGATGTGGAAGGTGCAGACGGTTCTATTGATCTTACTGAATTTTTCGGTGAGCCGAAATATGAGGATTGCACCCACAAATTTCAGTTTTCAACCATTGTGCCACAAAGCGAATTTCTCACACTGTTTTCAACCATCAAAAACGCAATACATGGTAAAAAAATGCGGATCGTCCTTGATGATGATCCGCTTTTTTACTATGTAGGCCGGTGCTATGTTTCCAGTTTCACCAATGAAAAGAACATCGGAAAAGTAAGCGTGGAATGTGATTGTGAGCCGTGGAAGTACAAAGCGGCAAAAACGGTTATCATGCAGGCCGTCAGCGGTGAAAGCACTATTCCCCTGCCCAATCTCCGCAAGCGCGTTGTGCCGGAAGTAACGATCACGGCAGCCAGCGCCTTGCACATTGTCTATGAGACAAGCAACATTTGGGACCTGGGCAGCGGCAGCTACACATTGCCGGAACTGGAACTGAAGGCCGGGAACAACAGCGTTTCCGTCACGGGCGAAGGGACTATTTCCTTTGCATATCGGGAAGCGGGGTTGTGATATGTACAGGGTGTATTGTGACGGCCTGACGCTGTATAACAGCAGTTTGGAAAACTTGAAAATCTTCAATCCCTCTTTGGAATTGGAGCTGAACAAGACCGGCAGCTTCTTATTCACAATTTATCCCGATCATCCACAATACAGCGCTATTCAAAAGCTACGGTCGATCATCACGGTCTACCAAAACGATTATCTGATTTTCCGTGGTCGTGTGCTGGATGATGAAATTGGGTTTTACAACGAAAAGCGTGTCATCTGCGAAGGTGAGCTTGCTTTCCTTCTGGACAGCGTACAAAGACCATACGACTATTCCGGGACGATTTCCGGTTTCTTAAACCTGCTGATTGATAACCACAATGCGCAAGTGGAGGAAGCAAAATGGTTCACTGTCGGAAATGTCACGGTCACTGACCCGAATGATTATATCGTCCGGTCAAACATCGACTATGTTGATACTTGGACAGAGCTGCAAAAGAAGCTGATTGACCTGCTGGGCGGCTATATCGTCATCCGGCATGAAGGCTATATCAACTACATTGATTATCTGCAAGACTTCACGCTGCTTTCTCCGCAGAAGATCACCTTCGGGAAGAATCTGCTTGACCTAAAGCGGATCAGGAAAGGCGCGGACATTGCAACGGCGCTGATCCCGCTGGGCGCAAAGCTGAAGGACGATGAAGGCAAGGACACCGACAACCGCCTGACTATTGCAGGTGTCAATGATGGCCTTGATTATATCGTTGACGAAGAATCCGCTGAAAAGTACGGCCTTATTTTCGCAACGCACACATGGGACGATGTTACAGAAGCGGCAAACCTGCTGACCAAAGCCAATGCACATTTGGCCAATCTTGTCAACCAGTCTGAAACCATTGACCTGACGGCGGCTGACCTGGCCATCGTGAATGCTTCCTTCAGCAGCTTCCACCTTGGAACCTATGTCAAGGTGGAAAGCACGCCCCACGGAATAGATCAGAATTTCCTTGTTTCAAAGCTGTCTTTGAAGCTGCTGGAGCCGGGAGCAAACAAGCTGACGCTTGGCGGGGTGTTTTTGGGTATTTCCGGGGCACTGGCAGGCATTTCCGGGGCGCAGAGTGAAATTATACTGCAAATAGAAAATGCGTCCAAAACGGCTTCTGCGGCCATTTACAATGTGGAACAGAATTTGCTTGCGTCATTGCAGGTATCAGAAGAAAACATCAAATCAATCGTTGCGGAAAACTACTACCTGAAAGATCAGACGGACGCGCTTGTTTCCTCTGTTAGCACAGAGATAGAGCAGACGAAGGAAAGCGTGGAAATCCAGTTCAACCAATTTAACGCCGACATTGAAGCGGTGGCGGCTGGAACGGACGCAGAGTTTGAAGAAATCCGCAAATACATTCGGTTTGTAGACGGCTCCATTCTGCTGGGACAAGTCGGGAATGAACTGGAATTGAAAATCAGCAATGACCGCATATCCTTCCTTCAGGACGCTGTTGAAGTGGCTTATTTCTCCGACAATAAGCTGTATGTGACAGACGGCCATTTTCTCCATTCCCTTCAGCTTGGAAACTTTGCTTTCATTCCGAGGGCAAATAACAATTTGAGTTTCAAGAAGGTGGGTGGTTGATATGGCGAAAACTGGAACGATTACAAAGGCAATTCGGACAGGCTATCAAATGAAAATCGTTTGGACAGTTGGCAGTCAGTCCGTGGCAAACAACACATCCAGCGTCACGGTCAAGGTGCAGCTTGTTTCCACCGGCGCAAGCTACACCATCAACAGCAGCACAAGCAAAAGCGGCAGTCTGACCATCAACGGGACGAAATACACATTTTCGTTTTCTGCGGCGCTGTCCGGCAATCAGACGAAAACGCTATTCACAAAAACCGTTACCGTAGCACATAACGCAGACGGAAGCAAGGCTTGTGCTTTTGCGTCTACCATCGGGATCAAGGTTACGCTGGGCGGCACATACTATGGCGATGTTTCGGCAACCGGCAGCGGCACATTTGACACGATCCCACGGGCCACCACGCCCACGCTGTCAGCAAGCAGCGTCAACATGGGATCAAGTATCACAATCAATATGCCGAGGGCATCCAGCGCCTTTACACACACGCTGACATATAAGTTCGGCAACGCAACCGGCACGATTGGCAGCGGCCTTGGTACAAGTAAGGCTTGGGATATTCCGCTTTCCCTTGCAAGTCAAATCCCGTCCGGGATAAGCGGCACCTGCACCGTCACCTGTAAGACCTATAACGGAAGTACGCTGATAGGCACAAAGGCGGTTTCCTTTAAGGCCAGTGTCCCGGCGGCTATTGCCCCCACCATTTCAGCCGTTTCCATGACGGAAACGGTTTCCGGCCTTGCCGCGAATTTTGGCGCATTTGTGCAGGGAAAATCGAAGGTCAAGATTGGCATTGTGGCGGCTGGGGCTTACGGCTCCACCATCAAGGCGTACAAGACCACCGTGGACGGAAAGACTTATTCCGGGGCAGCTCCCATCACCGGCACACTGTCCAGCGGCACAAAGGCCGTGACAGTCACCGTCACAGACAGCAGAGGACGCACAGCCAAGACAACCAAAACGCTGACGGTCATTGCCTACGCCGCACCGGTCATCCGTGGCGTATCTGCTGTGCGATGCTTGGCAGACGGTACGGAAAACTATGACGGTACGCACGGCAAAATTGGCTTTGGATTCAATATCTCCCCCGTCTCAAATCAAAACACAAGCAAATATGTTTTGGAATACAAAGCAAGGGCATCAAGCACATGGATAAAGCTGAAAGAGGGCACAGGGTACACCCTGTCAACCACGCTGATAACCGCCGCCGACTTGAATGTTGATTCTGCCTATGATGTCAGGCTATCGGTGACAGATTATTTCACCACGATCAGGAAAACCGTGGAGATACCCACGGCGTTCACGCTGCTGGACTTTAATGCTTCCGGGCGCGGCCTTGCCTTTGGCAAGGTGTCAGAGCTTACGGAAGGAATTGAATTTGGCCTTCCGGTCATCTTCCGCAACGGGTATTCAATAACAGAAAATCCCGGATGGATAACCGCAAAGCTCACAAGCGACTTTGAAACATACGCCGCAAACGATGGAAACACATTGCGATATAGAAAGGTCGGCGGCGTTGTCTATTTGAAGGGCGTTGTCACGCCGAAGGCAACCTTGACGGGCGGCACGGACAATGTGACCATCACAACACTGCCGGAGGGGTACAGGCCGGAAGTGCAGGGCAACTTCATTTGTCAGGGCAGCGGAACGGCAATCTGGCTCTGCACGGTTACAGCGGCGGGGCTGGTGCGTTTCGCCCGGTATAGAAACGGCTCTGCATGGGCTGACGCTCCAAACAACACATGGCTACCAATCGACATTTCATTCATCGTCTAACACAAAGGGGAAGGCTTCGGCCTTCCCCTTCTTTTTATTTCACAAAGAGCTTGTATGTGTTTCCGCTTTTTTCACGAATGATTGAACCTGATTTTTCACAGAAATACAGTTTTTCTTGAATGTAACTTCTTGCCATCGGGTCAAACATCTTGTAAATGTCTTTCTGCAAAACACCGGGATTCTCCTTGACGATAGCCAACAAATCTTTTTCAAGACTGGGCAAAACATTGTTTTCAAACCATATTTTCTTTTCGTAATCTGCTTCAAGCATTTGCAAGTGCTGTTCGAGGTAATTAAGTTCATCTGTTCGTTCACTTAAATAGTCATCAGTAAAGCATACATCTAACCAATATTCAAAGCACTCCCCCATATCATGGCAGAGTTTCTTTGCATCGTTCATGTACAAAACAAATGACTTCAAAGCTGCATAAGTTTCACGCGGAGATTTGTCCCGGCTTTCATACCAAGCATTGAAAAAATAGTTGTACTCTGTCTCAATTCTGCCCGTAAGGTCTGCGTTGGCGGTATACCATCCCCAAGGGAGATCGCCGTCTGATGTCAAGTGCCGCATATCTTTCCCAAGTGAATTGTGGAATTTATCTTTCGGAGCAGGTTCAACTTGTTTTCTTTTCTTGAAAACATCAAATAATCCCATGACAGCACCACCTTAAACACGCTTCATTCTTTTCCCGTGATACTTCGGAATTACATCACGGTAAAAAACATCAACTGCAACCCGCGCTTCCTCAAAGTTTGGGAAAAGGTATGCGTCATCGCCAAGGATGATTTTCCAGCCCTTATTTTCCACAAGCTCAATTTTGAATCCCTTGTAGGTGGTTTCCTTGACTTCAACAATCATGCGGTGTTTCCCCCTTTATAGTATTGTCACTTGAAATCTGGCAATATTCTACAACGCGCCAGCGCAGAAAACAAGCCCCCAAAATAAAAAGGGAAAGGCAAATTGCCCTTCCCCTGATTTTAGTTATTCAGCTTTTCATTCATCTGTTCTTGTGTTATAATCCCCAAACAGTACAGTTCAAGCAGCGATTCAACATACACCGCTTTTCTTTCTTTGTATTCCTCCGCAGTTATCATATTGGCAACCAACAGCGTTTCAAGCAATCCTAATGTATTCATTCCGTTCTTCCTTTCCGTTGATATATAAGGCTTTTCCCGGTTTGACTTAACTATATCCATCAGACATGCGCGGTTGAATCCGCGCATTGATGATGGAAATGATAGATACGAAAAATCAGGCCTTTAATATAACATCGAGCACGATCTCCGGCGAAGTCCAGTTTCCACCTGTATTCAGCGGCGACTTGTGGCGGGTGCGCTTCTGCTCCTTATCATAATAGCGCACCTGCTGACTGCGTATTCTTTGCGGTGCTTCCCGGTGATATTCAATGCGATCAATGCAGGCTTTCAGGAGCCTGTTTTTTGTTTCCGCGTCCACATCGTGACTGTTTAGGGCGTTAAGCGCTTCGGTAAACTGTGCGATTTTTTCTTCATAATTGACAGGTTCAGGCATGGATTCGTAAGCCTTGCAAAGTGCCTGTCTGACATCCTCTTTTTCCTTCAATAGCTTTTCATTGAGCTGCTGGAAGATATGCTGGGGCATCCGCTTTGCCGGGTCGGGATCGGCTTGCGCTTCCCATTGTGCAAGCTCTTTTTCTTCAAGTTCTTTCTGCTTGGTTTCCAGGTTTTTGATAAGCCGCATGTGCAGCTTGACGGAATCGCCCTCATTGTTTTTTAGGCGCACTTCAAAATCCTTAATGCAATCGCTCAAAATCACCTTTACGCGATCCTCTATTTCCGTATAAAGACAGGAGCCTGTTCTACAATGGGTTTGTCCATCGCACAGAAGGCGCGGGGCCGCGTCCCGGTTTTTGTATGTCCGCAGAGACATTGCGCGGCCACACTTGCACCACAACAGACCGGCAAACGGATTTCTGATTTTTGTGTTTGGCTTCTGCCGGGTGTTCTTCCCTTTTTTGGCTTGTGCTGCATTAAAAAGTTCTTCGGGAATAATGGCTTCATGCTTCCCATCATAGATCAGATATTCGCCCACCTTTGCAACAGGCCGGGTTTTCTTGAACTCCCCTTCTTCAACTATGGTCATTGTCTTTCTGTGATTCCACTTGACCTTGCCTATATAGTGAATATTTTGCAGCATTTTGGTCACGGCATTTGCTGACCAATACTCCCCTTTCGGCGGCTTAATTCCCATTGCATCAAATTTTTTGCAGATATTTGTGCATCCCATGTCTTTATTGACATAGAGATCAAACATCATGCGCACAACATCTGCTTCCTCTTTATTCGGAACGAGGATGGGGCACTTCCGTTTCCCTTCTGTGACAAAGGTTTTGTCATAACCGTATGGCGCAGTATTTCCTACATAGTTTCCCTGACTGACGGACAGCAGGCGGCCCCGGTTCAAAATCTTCTTCGTATATTCCAGGTAGTCATTTCCACGCTTCAGTTCGCGTTCAAAAGCGTCCCAGTCATATTCATCCCGTAGGTCATAAATGCGCTGTGGCGTGATTACAAGGGTGTTGGTGTGCTTCAGCAGCTTCATCAGGCGGCCTATATCCTCCAGGTCACCACGGGTCAGACGCTGCGGCTCTACCACGGCAACGGCCTTGTATCGCGGCGATTCGATAAGGCGCAGGACGCGGTTGATCTCCGGGCGTTCGGCTATGGTTTCGCCGGACACAACTTCCCTATATTTATTTTCTTCCGGTACGACAGCGCCGAGGTGCTTTTCAGCCCATTCGTCCAGCATGGCTTCATGTTTTGACAGTACTTCTTCAACAGTCAGCAGCGGATCATCTGACCGGGACTTTCTCAAATAGTCAATGACTTCTTCGGGCTTAAAATCTATCTTCGGTTGATAATACAAAAAATCAACTTCTTTCTTAGGTTATTGTTCGATTATATTAAACTGTCTTTCTATTTATCCTTTTTTCTTCTGTTTTTTGCAATATAGTATAGGAACCCAAAGACGGCGGCACCAATGAGAATGCACAGCGCACACCCAATGACGGGGAATCTGTTTGCAACAAAAAGGCCGTGATCCCTATCGCTGATGTCCAGCGCAATATATCCGCACAGGGCAACGGAAAGGAATATGCACAGGCCAGCCAGCCCATAAATAACGGGCTTTCTTTCCTTGATTCCGGCTTGAAGCATCCCGCACTTTTCGTTCAAGTGCTTTATCTGCTGTTCTGCGCTGTTTAGCTTGGCCTGAAGGTCGGCGTTCTCCCCCGCTTCCCGCTCACTCTGCGGCTCTGTGTCAAACAGTCCATCCATAGAAAGATTGAGATACTTGCACAGGGCGGCGATATAAAACACGCTGGGGCTTGCCAGTGCCCCGGACAGGAACTTTGCAACGGTAGACCGGGGAACGCCCGTATGCTCCACAATCTCACGGTGCGTCCTATGCTGCGTCATCGCTGCGTCCTTGATGTTCTTATACAGGTTGTCGCATTGTGGCTGAATTTGTTGAATAATAGTCTGCTTTTCCATAAAAATCTCCCGTTATCCTTTCCTTACATCGTTTAATTCGTCTGTAACATAGATTATCCCGGTTTGAGTGTTTACTTTTTATGAAAATTCGCTCTATTATGGAACCATAGCAGGTGAGGGGCTGCAACTCACAAGCTGCTACACGCCCGGTCATTCGGTGGCACGGTGGCCGGGCAACCTTTTCCAAAAACGGCATTTGTTTCTGGTTTCAAATTTTGTTGCAATTTCGTAAAATTAACCCGAAAAACATTAGTTCCCCTCTAATGAAAGGATGTCTAAAATGGATAACTCAACATACATACACGAAATTGTCAAACTATTGGAAAGATGTAATGATGTCGAACTATTAGACCTTATTCATCAGATCATGCTCAAAGCATCAACAGGCATTTAATCCAGAAAAGCATTTAAGCTTTTCCGCTTTTCAGAATCCATCTTACTAATTTTATCTACAATAGATAGGAATTCTTCATCACTGCGTAATTTTAGAACGATGTCAGAAATGGCATCGTTATTTTTTTGCGCCTTTGTCCTTTCCATTGGAACATCATAGCCAAGCAACCATGATTCAGCTACATCAAGACACTTTGCGATTTTGTATAGGCGATCTGACTTTGGTTCAACTTTGCCAGACAAATACATAGACATTGAAGATTTTGGAATGCCTGTCTTTTCGCAGATGTCAACAGCCTTCATATTCCTTATATCCATTGCATTTTGAATCCGGCTGTATATCGGAACTCTCATAATATCACTCCCTTTCCAAAACATACTATATCACCGAAAGTTCAACTTTGCAATATGCAAGTTTAATTTTTTTGAACTTAGGTATTGACAAATAAAATTATAGCAGTATAATAATGGCAGAGTTCGAAAAGTTGAACAACGCGTCGAACATATTTTTTTTGCAAAAGAAGTTCAAAAAGTTGAACAAAGCCGACAGGCAGGAGGAAATAAAAATGAAGAACGCAAAAGCACTTAATCTGAAGAACATGAAGGAAACCATCGTGAATTATTCGGGGGATCATGAAGAATTCGATAAAATCTGGGACGCTTTTTACATGATGGCTTGCATTGGCTTTATCAGTCAGGACACTTGGAAAAAGTTTTCCGACCAGTGCGCTGGCTGGTATGTTGATGATGAAAACGCTTGCGTCCGTGATGGGCAACACTGCCCCGAAGGGGTTGATTCCATCGTCTGGGAGTACACGCCGGATGCAGAATACAGAGCATAAGGGCAAAGCCGGTGGGCGGCGGCTAAACCGCCCACCATTTGAAAGGAGATTGAGATGATTTATACCATAGAAAAACGCCATGAGTTCGGCGGCGGTACGATGTCCACGCATTACGAAGTGCGAAGTTATACGCACAGAACGCCGATTGGCGTTCTCGCTGACGGCAAGACGCTGAAGTCTGGGACGAAAGCCCAATGCGAAAAGTATATTCGACTAAAAGGAATCCAAGTCGATTGTGAATAAAGCCGAAACGGCCTGAAAGGCCGTCTGCCGGGGATAGTCTCCCGACACTGACGATGGCAGACTAATATACATAAGAAAGGAATGATGTAAATGAGCTATGCAAAGCTGCGCGGTAAAATCCGCGAGGTGTACGGGACGCAGGAAGCCTTCGCTGAAGCAATCGGGCTTTCTAAGGCTGGGCTTTCCATGAGACTGAATAACAAGATCAAGTGGACTGCCGATGAAATCGAAAAAACCAAGAACGCACTTGGCTTTGAAGCGGCAGAAATCGGCGAATATTTTTTTACACGAAAAGTTTAACTTTTTGAACTTAGCAGAAGGAGGTAACACCGATGTCAAGGAAAATCACACCGGAAGAACTGGTTGACGCAGAGATTGAGCGCCTGAAGAAAACGGACGCTGTGAAGCTGGCGCAGAAGGAGCAGCGGCTTTTGTACCGCAAGCGGAAATACCTTGCTGATCTGCGCTGGCTGGAAAAGCGCGGCAAGGCGCTGATGGCCGATGGCTGGACGCTGGACACGCTGGAGCTGCTGTTCAGGGACATCCCGGAGGAATAACCAGCATTCGGACAACCAATGACCGAATAGGTTAAATCATAACAGAAAGGGAGTGTTTTTGTGAAAAGTCAAAGTCAGGATGTCTATGGTGAACCGAGGGTTTTCAAGTTTCCGGGTCTGACGGCGTATGTCTACCAACCAATCCTGACGGACGAAGAAAGAGCCAGGCGCATGAAGGTCATCGAAGCTGCCGCAGCGGCGGTGCTGATCGAACAAGAACAACGAAGGAGAAAAAGAGCCAATGAAGAGAGTAAAAACGAGAAACCAGCGCAAGCGGGCTTTTAAGGACGCTTGCCTGACGGCCCTGATGGTGCTGCTCCTGGTGGCGGTGGCCGTGCTGGCCATGCGGACATGGGTTGAGAGCCCGGCAGAGCGACCGGTCACCTATGAGCAGCACATAGCCCACATTCAGGCGGTAGGCGGTGATTCCCATGTACGCACCTGACAATTACAGCCAGTGGGAAGCACGCGAAAGACAAGCCGAAGCGCGGCTTGCAAGGCGGCCTGTGTGCTATGAGTGCGGCGAACACATACAGGACGATGAATGCTGGGAGATGAACGGCGAACTTATCTGCACGGACTGTCTTGAAACAAACCACAAGAAATGTACGGAGGATTACATAGAATGAAGGTTCTTGAACTTTTCGCCGGGACGCGAAGCATCGGCAAGGCCTTTGAAGCCCACGGTCACGAAGTGTTTTCTGTCGAGTGGGACAAGCACTTTGAAAACATTGACCTGTATGCCGACATCATGACGGTCACGGCTGATGACATCATTCAGCGGTTCGGCAGACCGGATGTTATATGGGCAAGCCCGGACTGCACGACATTCAGCATTGCGGCAATCAGCCATCACAGGCGCAAGAACGCCGTTACCGGCAATCTTGATCCCGTCAGCGAATACGCGAGGTTCTGCGATGCGGTCGATCAGCATGTTTTACAGCTTATCCGTGAGCTGAAACCGAAGTTTTACTTCATCGAAAATCCCCGTGGTGGCATGAGAAAGATGACCTGGATGCAGGGACTTCCCCGTTACACAGTCACATACTGCCAGTATGGTGACACAAGAATGAAGCCTACCGACATTTGGACAAACCACCCGTTCCCGAGGTTTAAGCCCATCTGCAAAAACGGCGACCCATGCCACGAAAGAGCGCCACGCTCTGCCACCCTACGAAAGCTAAAAGAACAGGGGGTTTATATCCAAGTTGGCGGCACACAGTACGGCATGAGGGGCAGCAAAGAAAGAAGCGTTATCCCGGAAGCACTGTGCCAGCACATTGTAGAAATCTGCGAAAAACCTTATGACATTCTGTTTTAGTGCCACGGTCAGCCCCAAATCTGCTAAATCTCAAAATCTTTGGAGGTTTAGCAATGAAAGAGTACAAGAGTTTTTACAAGGAAGTCACCGGCAACGAAGGCGGCAAATGCCACTACAACAAGCGCCTGGACACCTATGGTTGCGGATGTGCCCACGATTGTTCTTACTGCTATGCAAAGTCTCTGTTGAGCTTCCGGGGCTTGTGGGACGCTGTGGAGCCGTCTGTTGCAAGCCTGGCAAGGATCGAGCGCAAGATTGCGAAGCTGGAACCGGGAACCATCGTCCGGCTTGGTGGGATGACAGATTGCTTCCAGCCGATGGAGCGCCGGGAGCGGATCACCAAAGGCACAATCGAGCTGCTGAACAAGTACGGCATCGGCTACCTGATCGTTACGAAGTCTGACCTGGTGTGTGAATACATGAGCATTCTTGACAAGCGGCTTGCACACATTCAGATCAGCACGACATGGATTCCGGCAGAAAAGGCCGTCAGCACGGAACGCCGGATTAAAGCCATTGAAACGCTGTACGCTGCCGGGTTTGATGTGGCTGTCAGGCTGTCCCCCTTCCTTCCGCAGTTCGTGGACTTTGACCGGCTGAACAGCATCAAGTGCAACAAGATCATCGTGGAGTTTCTGCGGGTGAATCACTGGATCAAGAAATGGTTGCCGCTGGACTATTCGGATTACACCGTTAAGCAATCCGGCTATCAGCACCTGCCGCTGGGAAAGAAAATCGAATACCTTGCGAAAGTCACCGGCTTTGATGAAGTGTCCGTCTGCGAGGATGTATCGGAACATTACGAATATTGGAAAGAATCAGTAAATCACAATAAGGAAGATTGCTGCAATCTCAGGAAGGAGTGTTTGAGTGAGCATCACAAAAGTAAAAACGGCCAGCCATGAAGAATGGAAAGAGCTGCGAAGCCATTATATAGGTGGCAGCGATGCGGCGGCGGTTGTCGGCTTGAATGCCTTTTCTTCCCCCTATGCGCTGTGGGCGGAAAAGACAGGTAAAGCCCCTGGATTTTCCGGGAATCTTGCAACGGAAGTCGGTACATACCTTGAAGAATTCGTTGCACAGAAGTTCGCCGCCGAAACCGGGAAGAAGGTTAGAAAGAGCAATCAGAGCTTCTTCAACAGTGATTACCCGTGGGCGATTGCGAATATTGACCGGGAGATCATCGGCGAGGATGCCGGGCTTGAAATCAAAACCACTTCCGAACTGAATATGAAGAAATTCAGGGGCGGCGAGTACCCAGCAAATTATTACTGCCAGTGTGTTCACTACCTTGCAATGACCGGGAAACAGCGGTGGTATCTTGCCGTCCTGATCGGCAACCGGGATTTCAGGTGGTTCACCATTGAGCGAGACGAAGCCGAGATTGCCGCCCTAATGGCCGCAGAAGCGGACTTTTGGGAGATGGTGAAGAATAACACCCCTCCCGTTGCGGATGGCTCACAGGCCACCACAGCGGCCATTAAGACCATTTATGCGGAAAGCAACGAGGACACCGTTGACCTGACGCTGGAAAACACGGCGCTTGCGCAGTACATAGCAATCGGAAAGCAGATTGCAGAGCTGGAATCCATGCGGGACGAAGCCGCAAACAAGATCAAGTCCTTCATGGGCGATGCTGGCGGCGGCGAGTGTGACGGTTTCCGGGTTTCGTGGAAGTCCAGCACACGGCGCACATTTGACAGCAAGCGGTTTGCGAAGGAAAATCCTGGTCTTGACCTGGCCGGATATTACAAAGAAACATCCACCCGCACATTCCGGGTGACAGAACTGAAAGGAGAATGACAATTATGGCAAACATCATCCAAAAGCAGCAGAACGAAATGAAGGCCCCGGAGAGAAAGACCATGCAGCAGTACATCAAGAGCATGGAAGGCGAGATTGCAAAGGCGCTGCCCTCCGTCATCACGCCGGAGCGGTTTACCAGGATCGTGCTTTCTGCAATCTCTGTCAATCCGAAGCTGGGGAGCTGCACCCCGGCCAGCTTCCTTGGCGCAATGATGACCAGCGCACAGCTTGGCCTTGAAGTCAACACGCCGCTTGGACAGGCCTATGTCCTGCCCTACAACAACAAGGGGACACTGGAAGCGCAGTTCCAGCTTGGCTACAAGGGCCTTATTGATTTGGCCTACCGTTCCGGCGAAGTGGAAGTCATTCAGGCCCATGTTGTCTACGCCAACGATGAATTCACCTGCGAATATGGCCTTGAACCGAAGCTGACGCACAAACCGGCTGACACGAACCGGGGCGAGCCTATCAAGGTTTATGCCGTATTCAAGACGAAAAGCGGCGGTTATGGCTTTGAAGTCATGAGCATGGAAGATGTGCGGAAACACGCTGAGAAATACAGCAAGGCCTACGGCAGCAGCTATTCCCCGTGGAAAACCAACTTTGAGGAAATGGCGAAAAAGACCGTTCTGAAGCGTGTCCTGAAATATGCGCCGCTGAAGTCCGATTTTGTCCGGGCGGCGGTGCAGGATGAAGTCATCAAGCACGAAATTTCCGATGATATGTATTCCGTGCCGAATGAAACCGTCTTTGATGCCGAATTCTCCGAGGTTGACGAAGCCACCGGCGAAGTCGTAAGCAAGGGGGAATGACTTATCAACAAGGTGGTTTTAATTGGCCGCTTGACGGCTGATCCCGACATCCGGCGCACGCAGTCCGGCAAGTGTGTTGCTTCCTATCGCTTGGCGGTGGACAGGCCTTTCAAGTCTGACGGCCAGCCGGAAGCGGATTTCATCAACTGCGTTGCTTGGGGCAAAAACGGCGAGTTTTGCCAAAGATACCTTCACAAAGGCATGAAGATTGCCCTTGAAGGCCGTATTCAGACCAGAACCTATGACGACAAGGACGGCAAAAAAGTCTATGTGACTGAAATCATTGTCGAACACCACGAATTCTGTGAAAGCAAGAAGCAGAGCGATTCCGGCAGCTATGCGGAACCGGCGCAAGGCTTCACAGAGATTGACGAAGATGACAGTGATCTGCCGTTCTGAAAGGAGAATAAAACATGAATAAGACTAAGACCAATCATCAGACCGGCTATCACAAGCCTGTTGTCAATCCCACTACCAACTATCAGAAGGACAGCCACAAAGCTTTCTGTAAGCGCTGCTTGGAGAGATACCACGAAGGCATTTGCCCTATCACGCACAGCAAGAATCCTTCCGGTCGGTGTGATCTCTGATGGGGGGTGACGAAATGAATTATACCAAGGCGCAAAAGGAAGTTTTTGATGCACTGTGCAGCGGTAAACGCGCAGGGCGGTTTGATATTGACGGGAATAACATTTTTGTTTCACCGGATGGATTCAGAGCATACATATTCCCCAAAAATATTATCTGCTTCGGCCTTGAAAAAATCGCTGAATTGAAGCAGTTTCCGGTCAAAGAGCTTATTCAAGATCAGTACCAATTAACGCTTACGCCGGATTTGAGAATCATTGACGCACACCGAACAGCAAGACGGCTAAAGGGTGATGGGAAAAATGTTCTTGTCAATGTGAAATTTCTTTCCTGCTTCCAAAATCCGAGGTTCTACCAAGCAAAAAACCCAGTTTCCGGAATCGTAGTTACAGAGCCGGTTTACCGTGGGCGTGGGGAAATAGAGGAAATCCCGGTTGGGTATTTGCTTCCGATTCGTGCCAACGAAGTTCAGGGGGACTATTACTCCTACGCAGATTCGTTAAAGGAGGAAGATTCTAATGCCCGTGAACAGCAAACAGAAGGGCGCACGATTTGAACGGCTGCTTGCTTCAAAATTCCGTGAATACGGCTATGATGCCAGACGCACAGCGCAATACTGCGGCAACACTGGTGATGCTTCCGATGTTGTAGGCCTTAATGGCCTACACATCGAAGCAAAACACCAGGAGACTATGCGCCTTTATGACTGGATGGCACAGGCAAAGCGGGACGCTGAAGCTGGCGGCGAAGGTAGACTTCCGGCTGTGTTCCACAAGAAAAACAATGCGCCGATCCTTGTAACAATGGAACTTGACGATTTCATGAATCTTTACAGGGAATGGGAAGCTGGCTTTGATCTATACGCAAGAAAGGACGGTGAACCGAATGACACAATGCGAAAGAATCATCAGGCACCTTGAAGATTACGGCAGTATCACCAGCGCAACCGCGATGGAGGAATACGGCATCATGCGGCTTGCGTCCAGGATCAGCGACCTGAAAAAGCAGGGTGTTTCCATTAAGACAGAGATTGTCAGCGGCAAGAACCGCTACGGTGAGCGGACAAGCTACGCCCGGTATTCTTTGGGGGGCGGCAAGTGTGGCTGATGTAAAGTGGATTAAGATCACAACGGATATGTTCGACAACCGCAAAATCAAGCACCTGCGGCGGCTCCCGGACGGAAACAACATCGTCCTGATTTGGGTGATGCTGCTGACAATGGCCGGGCGGTGCAATTCCGGTGGAATGATCTTTCTGACCGAAAATATCCCCTACACGCCGAAAATGCTTGCTGATGAATTGGACTTTGAAGAAAACACCGTCCGTCTTGCGCTGGAAGCACTTGAACAGCTTGGCATGGTGGTGACAGACAACGGCTACTTTGCAATCGCCGGATGGGAAGAGCATCAAAACATTGAAGGCATGGATAAAATCAGGGAAAGCAAGCGCCTTGCGCAAGCCAGATGGAGGGCAAAACAAAAGGCGCTTCAATCTACCGTAGATTCTACGAGATGTCTTGTAGACGATGCAGAAGAAGATATAGAAGAAGAAAGAGAAGAAGAAATAGAAAGAGATAAGATAGATTATAAGGGAATCGTAGCCACCTTCAATTCTGTCTGTGTCTCCTTCCCTTCTGTAAGGGCTTTATCTGATGCACGGAAGAAAGCAATAAAAGCCCGGCTGAACAACTATTCTGTTGAGGACTTCAAAACGCTGTTTGAAAAGGCCGAAGCATCGTCTTTCCTAAAGGGAAAAAACAGCAGTAATTGGTCAGCAACATTCGACTGGCTCATTAAGGATTCCAATATGGCAAAAGTCCTTGATGGCAACTACGATGACAGAGCCGGAAGCCCAGGCCCAAACCATCAACCCTATCACAAGCAGTCCAAATCTGAAGAACTGGATGACTTCTACAGAATGGCTGCGGAATGGAGTGAATCATGAAATATCCCTGTAAAGGCTGCGCGGAAAGAGCCGCTGGGTGTCACGACACCTGCAAGAAATACATAGACGCAAAGACGGTCATTGAAAGCGAGAATAGCACGATCAAAAGGGCGAAGATGGGACAAAGGGCTTTCGATGATTACAAAGCGGGGATTGTGACATCAACAAGGAAAAAAACAAGGGGGTGCAAGTAATGGAAAAACGGGAATTTGGATTGTTCGCTTCTGCAATCCGTACATACTACCCGCGAGAACAGATTCTTCCAAACAAGGAAGCTATGGAACTGTGGTTCCGTGAGCTGCAAGACATTCCCTTCCCTGTCGCCGAAGCTGTCCTTCGGAAATGGGTGTCAACAAATAAGTGGTCACCTTCTATTGCGGACATCCGGGAGCTGTCTGCCAATGTCCAAAACGGTGACATCCCGGATTGGGGCGAAGGGTGGGAAGAAGTTCTGAGGGCAATTAAAAGGCACGGAATGTACAATGTGCAGGGCGCTATGGATAGTTTCTCACCGCTGACCAGGAAAACCGTTGAACGGCTTGGATTCAGAAATATTTGCATTTCTGAAAACCCGATGGCTGAACGGGCTAATTTCCGGCAGTGCTATGAAATCCTTGCCAAGCGGGAGCAGGCGCGGCAGCAGGTAGCACTTCCCTTGCAAGACACGATCAAACAGCTGCAAAGCGGATTTGCGATGATTGAAGAAGGGAGTGAAAATCATGATTGAACTGAATCCCTGCCCGAAGTGTGGGTATAAACCGCTGTTCGGATATGCTTGCGGGGAATATTTCATTGTGGGGCAGCATGAAGGGTGCCCGGTATGTGACAATTTCAGAGAAATGCACGCTTCCAGAGAGCAGGAAGCGGAAGCGTGGAACAGGAGGGCTGACAATGGCTGAATACATCGAGCGTGAAGCGATAATGAAGTTCCCAATCCGGAAAGGCCGTTGCGACAAGGAGCACGCAAACGAGCATTTTATCTTTGGCATCGAGTCGGTTATGGAATATGTAGAGAATCTGCCCGCTGCTGATGTGGCCCCGGTGGTGCATGGGCGGTGGAATAGCATGGACGGTTACAAGACGCGGGTAGTTTGCTCCGAGTGCGGTTGGGATGTCCCTGAGTACGGCAAATTTTACAGTTACTGTCCCAACTGCGGGTCGAAGATGGACGGAGGTGACGGCGATGCGGCTGATTGATGCGGATGCGGTGAAATTCAATTTTCAGTACGGCCGTGACGATAACGGCATTCTACTTGTACCATATAGAGACGCAAAAAAGCTGATTGAAGCGGCAAAAACCGTGGACGCCGCCCCCGTGGTGCGGTGTAAGGACTGCAAACATGAGTTTGGCGGGAGCTGCAGTATTTGCTGGTTCCAGAAGCGAAAGCCGGACGATTTCTGCTCCTACGGCGAACGGAAGGAAGGTGATACCGATGGAAGCTGAGAAAGACAATTCTGCAAAGCGATACCTTCAGCAGATCAGGCGGCTTGATACGAAGATCAACCGGGATATTGAAGAACTTCACCGCCTGAAAGCTATGGTCACGAAGATCACGCCAACACTGAAGCCGGATGTTGTTTCAGGTGGCGGCGGTAGCCAGGACAAACTTTCTGAAGCCATGGCAAAGATCATTGACTTTGAAGCAGAGATTAACCGGGAGATTGACCGGCTTGTTGACGCGAGAGCTGCCGTGACAGCGACAATAGACAGGGTGGAGGATGCGCGGCTACATACTGTCTTGAATATGCGCTATGTGCAGTTCAAAACATGGGAGCAGATAGCGTGTTACATGGGGCGTTCTTATCAATGGGTTTGTAAACTTCATGGGACAGCTCTGCAAGCTGTTGAAAAAATCATCAAAATTTCCGAAGAAAATGACATTAGTTGATAGAAGTTTATAGTTGAAATGTGATATTGTTATAATAGAAAATTTATAGCTTCCGAGGAAGCGCAACTTGATAAGCCTGACAGGACATTCCCTGTTGGGCTTTTTCTATTTCAAGCACCAGTGTGCTTCCTTGCCAGGGGAAGTGCATTAAATACCTCACTCCGGGGGCGGTGGCGTTAGGCCGCCGCCTATGGTGCAATAAATTACTGAAAGGCGGTGAGATTGTGGCCGATAAGAAGCTGACGGCAAAACAACAGCGGTTTTGTGACGAATACCTGATTGACCTAAATGCAACCCAGGCCGCAATCAGAGCCGGGTACAGCAAAAAGACAGCTGGTGTAATTGCAACAGAAAACCTACAAAAACCTAATATCCGTGATTACATCGACAAACGGATGAAGGAGAAAGAAGCGGCGCTTGTTGCTGACCAAGATGAAGTCATGAGATACCTTTCAGCGGTAATGCGAAGGGAAATGACGGAATCTGTTGTTGTCACGCTATCCAAAGAAGAAACAAAATATGTTCCCGATTCAAACGGAACAATGCGAAAGCAGACAAAAAAAGAAGAAATACCGCAGGTTGTTGAAATTCCGGCGCGGCTATCTGATGCAAATAAGGCCGCTGAACTGCTTGGTAAGGCATATGGGATTTATACTGACCGCGTGGAACAGGAAGTTGACATGGAACTGAATATCACGGTGGATTATGGTGACGAAAATGAAAATTAACATTCTTGGGACAAAATATACGGTCATAATCACAACTGCGCAGAAGGACAGCTTCCTGAAGCAGGTTGACGGTTATTGTGATAAGACATCGAAGAAGATTGTTGTCAAAGACCGAGACGATTCCTGTGAACTTGAAAACTTCGAAGTATATAAAAAATCATGTTTAAGGCATGAAATCATCCACGCTTTTCTCTTTGAATCAGGGCTGCATCAAAACTTTCACCATGACGAATGGGGGCATGAGGAAACAATGGTTGACTGGATTGCTACGCAGTTTCCAAAGATGGTAGTGGCTTTCAAAGCGGCTGATGCGCTGTGAAAATTAAAGTCCAAGCAAATCCATGTTTCAAGGAAGTTGACCGCAGCACAAAGCGCTATATCGTGATGAAAGGTTCTGCTGGCTCTGGGAAGAGCGTTGACACGGCGCAGAATTACATCCTACGGCTGATGCGGGATAAGGGCAGGAACCTTGTCTGCATCCGCAAATCTGACATCACAAACCGCGACAGCACCTTTGCAGAGCTGACCGGTGCTATTTACCGTATGTTTGGAGATCAAGCAGAACGGTACTGGCAAATCAATATGTCACCTTTGCAGCTCACTTGCAAGGCAAACGGAAACAAAATCATCTTCCGTGGTATGAACGATGACAAGCAGCGTGAAAAGCTGAAGTCCATCACCTTCCAGCGTGGCAAGCTGACTGATGTGTGGTGCGAAGAAGCAACGGAGCTGACACAGGCTGATGTTGAAATCATAGATGACCGTTTGCGTGGCGAATTGCCGCCCGGTCAGTTTTATCAGATCAGAATGACCTTCAATCCGGTGAACAAGAATCACTGGATTAAGAAGGTCTTTTTTGATATGCCGGATGACAATGTTCTGACACACCACAGCACATACCTGATGAACCGTTTCATAGATGATGCCTACAAGGCCCGTATGGAGCGCAGGAAGGCCGTTGATGCTGAAGGGTATCAGATATATGGCCTTGGGGAATGGGGCGAAATAGGCGGCTTAATTCTCCATAATTGGGAGGTTAAAGAGGTTAGCCGGAACCTGAACGATTATGACGATATTGCCATAGGCCAGGACTTTGGATTTAACCATGCCAATGCCTTGTTGCTGCTGGGCATAAAGGACGATGACATTTCCATCCTGTCTGAAATCTATGTCTTTGAGAAGGACACTTCAGAGATCATACAGCTTGCAAAGGACATGGATGTCCCCAGCAAAAAACAGATGTGGTGTGATTCCGCAGAGCCGGACAGAATCAAGATGTGGCAGAAGGCCGGGTTCCGCGCAAGGGGCGTGGACAAGGGCGGCTCTGCCGGGTCAGTCAAAGCGCAGATTGACTGGCTGAAGCAGCGAAAAATATATGTCCATCCGCATTGCGTGAATACCATCAAAGAGTTGCAGCAATGGAAATGGAAAAAAGATGATAAGTCAGGCGAATATCTTGATGAACCTGTCCCTTTTCAGGATGATGCAATGGCAGCATTGCGATATGGTGTTGAGGGCTGGCGAAAGGTCAAGAAGTGGCTGACTTAATCGCAAACACAAAATGAAAGAGAGTGCCACACAATGACAATCAAAGAAATCCTATACGGCAGCGGCGGCGCGCTGGTGCTTATCATGTCGCTTTTGCAGGTGTCCAAAATCAACATCAATCCATGGACGGCAATCTTCGGCTGGTTTGGCAAGCAGCTCAATCACGAAGTGCTGAAAAAGGTTGCTGATCTTGAAAAGAACATGAAAACCATGCAGACGGACATTGACACGATTCGGGACGAAGGCCGGGAGCGCCACGCCAAGGACTGCCGTGTTAGGATTTTGAGGTTTGCCGATGAAATCTATTTAGGCACAAACCATAGCCAGGAGCATTATAAACAGGTGCTTGGCGACATCACAGCATACGAAAAATACTGTGATGACCACGCAGAATTTGAAAACCAAATCGCCGTGTCGGCAATCAGGCAGATAAAAGAAGCCTATGACCGGCACACACGGCAGCACGATTTTTTACAGTAAGGTGGTGAATCCCTATGCTTACAGTCAGTGAGATTAAGACATTCATGGATAGCGATGCAGCAAGCACCAAGAAGCGGCTTGCAAAGGTCGGATTGAAATACTACGAGGGCAACCATGATATTAACAACTATCGGATTTTCTTCTTTGACGCAGACGGGAAGCTCCAGGAAGATAAGACCAAGAGCAATATCAGAATCAGCCATCCGTTTTTCAAGCTGCTGACAGATCAGCAAGCACAGTACATGCTTTCTGCCAAAGACGGCTTTGTGAAGTCCGACATCCCGGAGCTTCAGACGGAGCTTGACGCATATTTCAACGAGAATGAATCCTTTGCCGCAGAACTGTATGAATTGCTTGTAGGCTGCATTTCCAAGGGCTTTGAGTATATGTATGCCTATAAGGATGAAAACGACAGGACGGCCTTTCAAACGGCTGACAGCATCGGTGTTGTGGAAGTCCGGGAGAAGGAAACGGATGACGGCTGCGCCTATGTGATCTACTGGTACATTGAGCGTATCGGTAAGGACAACAAGAAAATCAAGCGGATTCAGGTTTGGGACAATACCCAGACCGTTTTTTATTGCCAGGAAGATGATGGGAAGATCGAACTGGACAAGTCCGTTGAAATCAATCCAAGGCCGCATATCCTCTACAAGAAGGACGGTGACGAAAGCACCTACTATGAGGATTACGGCGTGATTCCGTTCTTCCGGCTGGACAATGGCAAAAAGCAGGTCAGCGGCGTGAAGCCCATCAAAGACTTGATTGATGATTATGACCTCATGAATGCAGGCCTTTCCAACAACATCCAGGACACCAACGAAGCACTGTATGTTGTCCGTGGTTTCCAAGGTGACAACCTGGATGAACTGATGCTGAATATCAAGGCAAAAAAGCATATCGGCGTGGACGATGAAGGCGGCATTGACATCAAGACCGTGGACATCCCGGTGGAAGCCCGGAAAATCAAGATGGAAGTGGACGAAAAGAACATCTTCCGTTTTGGCATGGGGGTCAACACGGAAGCCCTGAAGGACACCAGCGCCACCACAAGCATTGCTATCAAGTCCGCGTATGCAAACCTTGACCTGAAGTGTGACGGCCTTCTTCCGAGCCTTAAACAGTTCATGCGCAAGCTGCTGAAGCTGGTGCTGAAGGAAATCAACGACACGCAGGGCACGGACTATGAAAACAAAGATGTGTATTTCACATTCGACCGTGAGATCATCACCAATGCGCAGGAGAACGCCACCATCGACTTAACCAAGGCGCAGGAGCAGCAAGCGCGGCTGACCACCATTCTGAACGCTTCTGCACAGCTTGGGGATGAACTGACCAAGCAGCTTATCTGCGAAGCGCTTGAATTGGACTATGATGATGTGAAGGACAAGCTGCCAGCGCCGGAAGATGATCCCACGGCGACTGCACAGGCGGCGCTTGGCGGCGTTATGCCGGAAGGTGATGTGATGTGAACAGATGGGAGATTGAGGTGCAGAAGTCCTTGCTTGACAGCGAGGAAGCAGCACTGAAGGAGCTTGAAAAGCAGTATGGCAAGGCCCTGAAGGACATCAACGAAAAGGTCAAGGGCTTTCAGGCTGACATTGACCTGCTGGATCAGGCGCTTTCACAGGACGGCCTGGACGAAACCGCAAGGGCGATGCTGCAATCGCAGAAGCGGTCAAAGATTTACCAGCAGAATTATCAGAGGGCGCTTCAGGGACAGGTCAGCGGCATCCTTGACAAGATGCACGGTGACAATTACGGCACCATTGACAAATACCTGAATGGGTGCTATGAAACCGGCTATGTTGGAACAATGTATTCAATCGCCGGTCAGGGCGTTCCGCTGGTTATCCCTGTTGACCAGGCGGCTGCTGTCAAGGCCGTATTGACCGATTCCAAGGTCAGCAACGGCCTTTATAATGCGCTGGGAGTGAATGTCAAAAAGCTGAAAAAGACCATCACACAGGAGATTAGCCGGGGCATAGCGTCCTCCCTCCCCTACTCTGACATTGCCCGGAACATCAGCAGCGTGTCCAAAGCGCCGCTGTCCAGAGCGAAAACCATTGCCCGGACTGAAGGCCACCGAATACAGCAGACATCCGCCCGTGATGCGCAGTATGCGGCAAAGAAAAAGGGCGCGGATGTGGTGAAGCAGTGGGATGCAGCGCTTGACGGGCGAACAAGGGATTCACACGCAAGGGTTGACGGCGAGATCAGGGAGCTTGACGAAAAGTTTTCCAACGGCTTGAAGTACCCCGGCGATCCTTCCGGCGGTGCTGCCGAAGTGGTAAACTGCCGCTGCACGGCCAACACAAGGGCAAGGTGGGCGCTGGATGATGAAGAACTTCAAACGCTGAAAGAACGCGCTGAATATTTCGGGCTGGACAAGACGGAAAACTTCGAGGATTTTAAGCAGAAATATTTGAAAGCGGCTGAAACGCCGATTGCGCAGGTCAATACTTTCACGCCAGCAAAAACCATAGAAGATGCTGCTAAATTTGCAAAGGAAACGCTTGGACTTGAGCAAACAACGGCATACCAGCTTGGAATGAACCTTGATGTTGCTAATGGCCTAAATGAAGCGATTGGCAGAATGAGTGATACATTTGGAAGTTTAACCGAAGCCGGGTATTTGGAAAATGTCCTTTTGTTTACGAATAGATCAAGTAATAGCTATGCGGCATATTCTGATTCCTTGCGCACTGTATTTCTGAATCCCGTTGTGAAGCAAAAGGGCGCACTGAAAAAAATGGCGAAGGATGCTGTTGAACAATTTGAACCCGGCGCATGGAGTACGGGGAGTGCTTTTCATACTGTATATCATGAATTAGGGCATGCCGTTCAGCACATGATTCTTGACAATAATGCCTTGAAAAAGAATAAAATTGATGTATTATATAGAAAAACATTTTCTGATATACTGGGTGCCGAAACAACATGGACGATTGACAAGGACACGGCTGCACTTGCGAAAAAGACGAAGGAAGCAGGCTTCAGTTATTACGGGTTGAGGAACTCCGGTGAATTTGTCGCGGAAAGTATTGCGCAGTATTACCTATCTGATAAGCCGGGAGAAATTGCAAAACAAGTTGTAGAGATTTTGAAAGGAAAATGATATATGCTTCTTACATTGGGAGATATGGATTTTTTGTCCAAGACAACCGAAGAGGACAATGACGGTCTGTTTGTTGCCAAAGCCGACATTTCGGAAGAAGAAAAGGAAAGACTTTTGGACATAGACGAAATGAATCTCATAACTTACGGTGTGCATTTGATTAAAAATCACCGTGATTTGGAATAAAAGCACCATGCGCCCGCACGGTGCTTTTTCTATGCCCAAAACACACGCTGTGCGTTTTTGATGCGTTTATCGTGCGTTCACAAGTTGCAGTCAAGTAAATAATCAAGTAAAAACACAACAAACAACTAAAGACAATTTAACAAACTTCGTAAGAAAGCAACTTGTAATTAAAATTTACAGGTTGTTTTTTAATTTATGAAAGGATGGTAAATAACCATGAAAAGATGTTGGAAGGATTGGATCAAGAAGGCTGGTATCAGAGCGCTTAAAACCGTTGCGCAGACTGCGGTTGCAACCATCGGCACCAGCGCGGTGATGAGTGAAGTGAACTGGATTATGGTGGGCAGCGCTTCCCTGCTGTCCGGTGTGCTGTCTCTGCTGACTTCGCTGGCCGGTATTCCCGAGGAATGCGAGGTGGAAAGCAATGCCTAAAGTATTTCTTTCCCCCAGCAACCAGTACGATAACCGCTACGCCTACGGCGACACCACCGAGGGCGTACAGTGCGGCAAGATCGCCGAGGCCTGCAAGGCCGCCCTGGAGCGCAGCGGCGTGACCGTGAAGCTGATGCATGACGAATCCATGCAGGAGAAGTGCGCGGCTTCCAACGCCTTCGGTGCCGATCTCCATGTGCCCATCCACACCAACGCCTTTAACGGCACGGTGAGCGGCACGCGGATGTTCTACTACGCCGAGGGCGGGGAAGGTCAGAAGGCTTGTCAGGCAATTTTTGCCCGGCTGGCCCCGGTCACCCCCGGCACCAGTGAGAATATCCGGGCAGACGCTTCTCTCTACGAGGTGCGAGTGCCTGCCGCCCCTACGGCCTACATCGAGTGCGAGTTCCACGATAACCCCACTGCGTCTAAGTGGATCGTGGAGAATACCGGGCTTATCGGCGAGACCATCGCCCAGGGCATCTGCGACTACTTCGGCGTGAACTTCAAGGGGAAGGAGCAGGCCGCGCCCGCTAAGTCCGTGGACGAGGTTGCCCGGGAGGTGATCCGCGGCGAGTGGGGCAATGGCTCCGACCGCCGCCAGCGCCTGGAGGCAGCGGGGTACGACTACGACACCGTACAGGATCGTGTGAACGCTATCCTGACTGGCGATGAACCGGAGCAGCCCACGCCTGCCGAGCCGGTAGAGCCCGCCCCCGAGCCGGAGCAGCCTGCCACCAATAAGCTCTACCGCGTGCAGGTGGGCGCCTTCGCCGTCCGCGAGAACGCGGAAAAGATGCTGAAGCGGCTGACGGATGCCGGATTTGCCGGTTATATCAGAGCTGATTAAACCATTTTCGTGACATCACGGATATGGTTTTTTCATTGCCCAGGACACGGCGCTTAAACTATCCAACAAATAATTTTGTCTTGCGCCCGGACGCTTAAACGGGTGCTTGTCAGTGGATGATACCACGCTTAAAAACAACGACAAGAAAGGAAACACAAACAATGGAATTTCTGAAAGAGATTTTGGGCGAAGAACTCTATAAGCAGGTGGAAACCGCACTCAACGCCTACAACGGCAACGAAGCCAACAAGGACAAGCAAATCAAACTTGCCAACCTTGGCAGCGGCGAATATGTCGGCAAGGGGAAGTATGATTCCCTTCAGGCGTTGCTTGACGGAAAGACGACCGAACTGGACACCGCCAACGGCCTGATTGCCGAGCTGAAGAAGGGCACCAAGGGCAATGAGGACTTGCAGGGCAAGATCACCGGCTATGAAACGCAGGTGCAGCAGCTTCAGGCAGAGCTTGAAAAGACCAAGCTGGAAAACGCTATCCAGCTTGCCTTGCGCGATGCAAAGGCGGTCGATCCCGACTATTTGGCTTTCAAGCTGCGCGAGAAGTACAGTGCCGATGAACTGACGCTTGACGAAAACGGCAAGGTCAAGGGCATGGATGACAAGCTGGCCGGGCTGAAAACGCAGTTTCCGGCGCAGTTTGAAGGCTCCGGCAGCAAGAAGGTCATCGAGAACAAGCTGCCTGACGAACAGGGCGGCGGCGATTCTGTGACGAAGGATGACTTCGCCAAAATGAGCTACCAGGAACGGCTGAAGCTGTTCAACGAGAATCCCGATACCTACGCAGAACTCACAAAAAATTGACATGAAAGGAAACCGATACAATGGCTAATCAGACTACCAAACTTTCTGACCTGATTAATCCCCAGGTCATGGCGGACATGATTTCCGCTAAAATCGCAAACAAGATCGTTGTCGCGCCCTTTGCGAAGATCGACACCACCCTTCAGGGCGTTCCCGGCAACACCGTTACCGTTCCGCAGTACGCCTATATCGGCGATGCTGCCGACATCGCGGAGGGCGTGGCCGCTGAAACCGTGAAGCTGACCGCTTCCACCACTACCGTCACCGTCAAGAAGGCCATGAAGGCCGTTGAGCTGACGGACGAAGCGGTTCTTTCCGGCTACGGCAACCCTGTTGGCGAAACCAACACCCAGCTTGCGAAGTCCATTGCTTCCAAGGTGGACAGTGATGCTATGACCGCCCTTCAGGGCGCACAGCTCACCTATGACGGCAGCGCCGCCGCGATCAAGTATTCCGGCATCGTGGACGCTATTGATCTGTTCGAGGAGGAGATCAACAGCGAAAAGGTCATCTTCGTCCACCCCAAGCAGGTGACGCAGCTCCGCAAGGATTCCGATTTCATCAGCGCGGACAAGTACAAGGCCGGTGTCATCCTGTCCGGCGAGATCGGCATGATCGCAAACTGCCGTGTGGTGCCGTCCAAGAAGGTGCCCGTGGTGAAGGTTGGCGAAACCGGCAGTCAGGTTGATTGCTACGCCTGCCCCATCGTCAAGCTGAACAATGATGCGGAAACCGAGGATGACGCTGCCGCGCTGACCATCTACCTGAAGCGTGACACCAATGTGGAGACCGACCGCGTGAGCCTGTCCCGCAAGACCGACATTTCCGTTGACAAGCACTACGCCGTGGCCCTGTCCAACACTTCCAAGGTGGTTCTGGCCAAGTTCAAGAAGTGACAAGTCGCTTTGTTAAAAGCGTTGGAATGAAACAAGAAGTAAGGAGCTGAAACCTGATGATTATGACCGTTGCCGAACTGCGGCAGTTTGTGACAACGGGCGAGGAGGATCAGGCGCTTGAAGCACGACTTCAGGCGCTTGAACTTCTTATCCGCGCATATACCAACAACAACTTCCAGCAGCGTGGATTCCGCGTTGAAGCTGACATCCGGGGCGGCGTGTTCATGTCCGAAAGCCTGATTCCGTTTGCCGTGGGCGACACGGTAATGATCTCACAATCGGACTTGCAATCGGATTGCCTTTGCACAGTCAAGGAAATCACGGATGACACTACATTCACGGTGAACGAATCGTGTGCTGATGATGATTGCATCCTTGTGACCAAGGTTGTCTACCCCGCAGATGTCAAGCTGGGCGTGGCAAATATGCTGAAATGGCAGCTTGACAACGGGGACAAGGTTGGAGTGGCTTCAGAAACGATTTCAAGGCACTCTGTGACATATTTCGACATGACCGGGGATAATTCCGCAGCCGGATTCCCGAAGGCTCTTACGGGCTTTCTAAGGCCGTATATGAAGGCCAGGTTCGGACGGGGGTTGAGAGTATGAAAGGCATCGGCGGCAACATCACGGCAACGATCCAGGTCTACACTTCCATCAAGAATGAAATCGGCGAGAATGTGAAGTCGTGGACGGACGCGCAGACGCTCAAAGGCTGGCTTGACCTTTCTGCCGGTGACGCACGGCATACCACCTTCAATGCCAAAATCCAAGAATCCACCCATGTCTTTGTAGCTGACTATGTGCCGCTTGACAGTCGGATTACTGCCGAAAGTAGCAGAATGGTTATCGGCGGCAAGCGATACGAAGTCACGCTGATTGACAATCCAATGGAGATGGGCAGCGGATCACAGCTTGAAATCTATCTGAAATACACGGGAGGTCAGTAAAATGGCAGATGTTGAATTTATTGACAACCGCGTTCAAGTAACAAGAGCCATTGACGATGCTGTGGGTGCGTTTCTGCTGGAAGCGGCTGCGGAGCTTGTGTCAGCTACGAGAAGAAACACGCCCAAAGACACCGGGCAGCTTAAAGGTTCATGGGCGGCAAATGTCGATGAATCCAAAGGCGAAGCTGTTATCGGCAGTCCGCTGGAAAATGCTATCTGGACGGAACTGGGAACCGGCGAATGGGCCGTGCATAAGGATGGCCGCGCCGGTGCATGGTATGTCCCCGCCGAAAAGGTCACTGGTAAGAAAAAGCCCACATTCAACGGCCAGGTCATTGTTGTGTATGGCAAGAATGGCCAAAAGTTCTACAAGACAAACGGCAAAAAGCCCGCACGGATGCTACACAATGCCTTTGAGAAAAACAAGGCAAAGATCATCCGAAGGGCCGAGAAAATCTTCAAAGCGAGGTTTGATGACTAATGTCTAAAAATCTGCTGAAAGTCGTGTCAGACGGCATGACAGAATTGGGGCTTGAATACGAATTCGGCGAATACACCAAGGAGCCGATTGTATACCCCTATTTTGTCGGTGAGTACACGGAAACAGAGCCTATGACAGAGGACGGCTTGCAGGAAACATCCGTTCTTTTGACCGGCTTTAGCCGTGGGAAGTGGCTGACACTGGAAAATGCAAAAGCGAAGATCGAGAACTATTTCAACAAGGTATATGGCAAGACGGTCATGGTTGACGATGGGTCAGCCGTGGCCGTTTTTTATGGCAATTCCTTGATCGTTCCCACCGGGGACGAAGAACTGAAGAAAATCCAAATCAATCTACAATGCAAAGAATGGAAGGTGAGCTGATATGAGCAAAGAGGGCAAGACCGGCGTATCTGCCAATACCCCCAAGAATATCATGTTCGGTGCTGGTACGATCCACAAGGGTCTGAAGTATACCAGCAACGCATGGAACTTTGACAGCACCATTGTTGGTGCCACTTCCGGCGGCTCCAAGCTGTCCATCGTGCCGGAGATTACCAACATCGAGGTTGACGGCGCACTGGTGAAGGCCAAGGGGCTGACCGTAAAGACCGGCGAAACGGCCAGCATGGAGATCAACTTCATTGAGCTAACCAAGGACATCATCAAAACCGCCACGATCGGCACAGACGGCACATCCGATGATGCAACAAACTATGATGTGATCGAATCCAAGGCGAATATTGCCACGGGCGATTATTGGGAAAACATCGCCTTTGTCGGCAAGACGCTGGAAGGCAAGAACATCATTGCCATTATGGACAATGCGCTTTGTACTTCCGGCTTTGAGCAGGAAGGCAAGAACAAGGAAGGCGCTGTCGGCAAGTACACATTCGAGTGCCACGCAGACCTGACCAGCGACCTGGACAAGCTGCCTTGGCATATCTACTACCCGAAGGCATCCGAAATCTGATCTGTAAGGGCAGAATCACAAAATGCAAGTGGTTCTGCCCTTATTTGCATTAAATGCGAAAATAATTGAAAGTGTGGTTATATAAAATGCCTGAAAACATCGAAAAGACCTATGAGCTGCGAGACCTCCAGGCTGATGATTTGTTTGTTATTGTAAGCATCGTCAGCAAAATCGGCATCAAGGAGTTCAAGGCTTGCTTTGCATCCGATGATGTCAAGGCCGCTGTTAAGAGCATGGCGAAGAAGGACGAAAAGGAAGAAGCTGCCGACAACAGCAACGACATTACTTCTGTCGGCATTTCTGTTGCTTTGGACATCGCTTCAATCCTGATGGCGAACATCGGCAAATGCAAGAATGACATCTATGCGCTGCTGTCCAATTTGTCCGGCATGAAGGCCGCCGACATTGCAAAGCTCCCGGTAATGACCTTCACAAGCATGATCGTTGACCTTGTGAAGAAAAAGGAGTTTGCAGATTTTTTTCGGGAAGCTGTAAAGTTGTTCAAGTAGGCGATATTCAATTCTTCGATGTCCTGTTTCAGCGGTATGCAAATCCAATGATTTTATTGGATCAGATGGCAAAGACCGGGCGGCTGTATGAGTTCATCAGCGCGGTTGTCCGCATACGCAACGAGGAACAGGAAGAAAAGGTCATGTGGGAATACTGGCTGCACAAGGATTTTGAGCGCTCCTATCCTGAATTCCTTAACGCAGCAGGTGGAAACAGTACCCCGCAGGCCGAGCCGGAAACAACCAGCAAGCAGGAGCTGACAGAGATTGTCAAGCAATCTATGAAAATAGCATCATTCGTGCCACAAGAGGAATGAATTGCGGCCCCTTCCCTGCCCTATCAATTTAGGGAGGGAACAACATGGAACTTTTCAAGCTGTTAGGCACAATCGCCGTTGATAACGCACAGGCGAAGCAGGCCATTGACGAAACTGCATCAACAGCAGATAAGGGAAGCAAGAAAACGGATTCTTCCTTTAAGAAAATCGGTGAATCGGCACTGAAAATCGGAAAGGCTGTTTTTACTGCCGGTGCTGCACTTGGCGGCGCGTGGATAGCAGCTATTGAGGGTTCCAGGGAATATAGGACAGAAATGGGCAAGCTGGACACGGCTTTTGTCACAAATGGCCATTCCTCCGAAGCGGCAAAGAAAACCTACCAGGATTTACAGGCCGTTTTGGGTGATACGGATGTATCTGTTGAAGCTGCAAACCATTTAGCTGTCATGACCGACAACGAAAAGGATTTGCAGACCTGGACGGACATCTGCACCGGCGTTTTTGCAACATTCGGCGACAGTTTACCCATCGAGGGCTTGACGGAAGCGGCCAACGAAACGGCAAAGGTCGGCGAAGTCACCGGCCCATTGGCAGACGCTTTGAATTGGGCCGGAATATCCGAAGATGCATTCAATGAAAAACTTGCCAAGTGCTCCAATGAACAGGAGCGGCAAAGGCTTATTATGGACACTCTGAACGGGACTTACAAGAAAGCGTCCGAACAGTACAAGGAAACCAATGCCGATGTCATAGCGGCGAATAGGGCCAACGAGAAGCTGACAAGCGCCTTTGCAGAATTGGGGCGTGTTGGTGAACCGATTTTGACCGCTATCAAGAATAAGACCGCTGACATGGTGGCCGCTGCTGTTCCCCTGCTTCAATCCTTTATCACGAAAATAAAGGATATGATTAAGTGGTTCAAGCAAAACAAAAACACCGTGCAGGCGTGGGCGGCTGGCATCCTTGCCGCCACGGTCACAGTGTCCGGGTTTGTTCTTGTGCTGAAGTGGGGCAGCATTATGAGCAAGGCAACCACCGCCCTAAAGCTGGTCACAGGCGGCGTGAAGGCCCTGAATTTGGCCATGAAGGCAAATATAATCGGCCTGGTCGTGTCTCTTATCATCGGCCTTGTGGCGGCCTTCGTGTACCTTTGGAAGAACAATGAAGGATTCCGCAACTTTTGGCTGAAGATGTGGGAAAAGATCAAGTCCGCCACTTCCTCCGCTGTCAAGTGGATCAAGAGCAAGTTCAACGATCTGAAGGATGTTGTTTCAAGGGTCAGAAACACATTCGGCAATATCAAGGACGCTATTGCTGACAAGATTGAGGGTGCGCGGGACGCTGTAAAAAAAGCCGTTGATAAGATTAAGGGCTTTTTCCCATTGAGTGTTGGCAAGATTTTTACAAATTTGAAAGTCCCGAAAATCACTGTCAGCGGCGGCAAAGCACCCTTTGGCATTGCTGGCAAGGGCAAGAAGCCCAGTTTTGATGTCAAATGGAACGCTGAAGGCGGTATTCTTGACCGGCCCACCATCTTTGGCAGCATCGGAAACACGCTGCTGGGCGGCGGCGAAGCCGGGAAAGAAGCCATTGCGCCCATTGACACGCTTCTTGACTATGTACGCGCTGCTGTCAGCGCAGAAAACGAAGGAATCAGAAAGACGCTGATTGAGCAAAACCAAATCCTGATTGACTTTTTGGCCCGGTCTATGCCACACGGCGTTATGCTGGATTCCGGCGCACTGGTTGGGGAGCTGACACCGGCGATTGATATTCAGTTGTCGGACAGATTGAGAAACACACAAAGAGGAAACACACGATAGAAGGCTGCTTTCCGGTGGCCTTCTTTTATTTTATCTTCACAGAAAGTGGGTGAAGGTCACTTGGAAATTTTTAAGATATTAGGCACGGTTGCGCTGAACGGCGCAAAAGAGGTACAGAACGATTTGGCCGAAACCACAAACCGTGCGAACACTTCTTCCGACAAGATGCGGAGCGCCTTCAAAAAAATTGGCACTGCCGTTGTTTCGTATTTTGCGGTTGATAAAATTAAAAACTTTGGCCAGGCCTGCGTAACTGCCGCAGCAGATGCACAGGCGATGGAATCGCAGTTTTCGCAGGTTTTTGGTGATTTGGAAGGTGAAGCGTCAAAGTCCCTGTCCAAAATTGCCGGAAGTGCTGGCATTACTGAAACCCGCATGAAGGGGAGCTTCACCAAGATTGCCGCATTTGCGAAAACGACAGGTATGGACACGGCTGATTCTCTTGCACTTGCGGATCGTGCAATGGTGGCAGTTGCCGATAGCGCCGCCTTTTATGATCGGTCGCTGGAAGATACAACGGAATCCTTGCAGTCCTTCCTGAAGGGCAACTTTGAGAATGATGCAGCCCTTGGTTTGTCCTGTACGGAAACTACGAGAAATGCGGCAGCAAATAAGCTGTATGGGCAGTCGTTTATTGATTTGTCTGAATCGCAAAAACAGCTTACACTTCTGAAAATGGTTGAAGATGCAAATGCCTTGTCGGGTGCGCTTGGCCAGGCATCGAGGGAATCCGACACATGGACGAATCAGACCGGCAACTTAAAGCAGGCGTGGACAGATTTTAAGGCAACGGTTGGCGAGGGTTTCCTTGATACTGCCACTTCAGCGGTTGGAAAACTTTCTGAATTTGTCAGCAATGCAAGTGACAAATTCGAGAAATTAAAAACATGGATTTCCGATAACAAGGACGGAATAAAGCAATTTGCAGAATCCGTGGCTTACGCAACAGGTGTGTTTGTTTCGTTCAAGGCCGCTATGATGATTCAGAAGGCGGTGCAGGGCTTTCAAAAAGCGAAGATTGCCATTTCCCTGTTGTCTATGGAAGTCGGCAAAGCCAATCTTGCACAAGCAGCACTGAATGGCAAAATGAAAGCGGGAGAAGTAATAACCGCGCTGCTGACCGGAAAGATGACACTTGCGCAGCTTGCACAGTCGGCAATGACCAAAGGTCAAGCTGCTCTGAATGCAGTCATGAGCGCAAACCCAATCGGACTTATTATCACGGCGATTGCCGCCCTGGTTGCGGCCTTTATTTATCTTTGGAACAACTGCGAGGGCTTCCGCAACTTTTGGATCGGCCTTTGGGACGGAATCAAGGAAGCTGCAAAAGCTGTTGTAGACTGGTTCAAGAAGGCGTGGAATGCTGTTTCTTCTGCGCTCGCTTCGGCGGTCAACTGGATCAACGATAATGTGATAAAACCCATTTCTGACTTCTTCGTTGGACTGTGGAACGGCCTTGTTTCGATTTGGGGCGAAGTTTCCGGGTGGGTTGATGAAAATATCGTGCGCCCGGTTGTTGATGCTGTCACCGGTGTATGGAACAAGTTGAAAGAAGGCGCGGAAAACGCTTGGGAGGGCATCAAGAGCGTATTCTCTACCGTAGCGGATTTCTTTGGAAACATCTTTTCCAAGGCTTGGCAGAAGGTCAAGGATGTGTTCAGCACAGGCGGAAAAATCTTCGATGGCATCAAGGACGGCATTGTTAAGGCATTCAAAACCGTTGTTAATGCCATAATTCGGGGCATCAACAAAGTAGTAAAGGTTCCGTTTGATGGAATCAACTGGGCACTGAATAAAATTCGGTCTATCAGCATTTTAGGCGTTAGCCCCTTCTCCTGGATTGATACCATCGGCGTTCCCCAAATCCCGGAGCTTGCACAAGGCGGCGTCCTGAAAAGAGGGCAGATTGGTTTCCTGGAAGGCAACGGCGCAGAAGCTGTCGTTCCCTTGGATCAAAACAGGAAATGGATTTCTGCTGTTGCTGCTGAAATGAATGCCGCTTCCGGTGGAAATGATGTTCTGCGCAAACTTGACAGGCTGATAAATATGCTTGCTGAATATTTCCCGGAAATTATAGCGCTGTCCAAAAAGAACATTGTATTGGACAGCGGCGCAGTGGTTGGACAGCTTGCCCCCGGCATGGATGAAGAACTGGCCAAAATCAACGCAAGGAGGGCGAGGGCCGTATGATGGGAAAAGTATTTTTTGACGGAAAAGACACCTGCGCAGAATATGGCCTGCTGCTTGCAAGTAAGTCCATTTCTCTGCCGGAAGTCCGCACGAACATGATCGATGTTCCGGGCCGGGACGGCCTGCTGGATGCGTCCGAGGTGCTGACCGGCGAAGTGACCTACAAGAACCGCACCATTACGCTGAAGCTGACTGGCGTGGACACGGTGAGCGGCAAGAAATGGCCCGCCACGATTTCTGACTTCTGCAACAAAGTCCACGGCAAGCGCGTGAAAGTGACCTTCCCCGAGGACACTGCCCATTATTACAGTGGGCGGTGTTCTGTTGGGCAAGTGGAGCTTGTCAAAATGATGCAGACCATCCCGGTCACAGTCAACTGCGACCCGTGGAAATACAAGAACGCAAAAACCACGGTTTCCCGGTCTGATTTGGGCACGGCCTATAAGCAGCTTTCGCTTCCAAACGAAAGCCGACCGGTGATTCCCACCATCACGGTGGCCCAGGACACAACCTTACTTTGGGACGGCAGCACAATCAACATCAGCGCGGGGGATCATATTCTGCCCGCTATTCGCCTTGCGGCTGGAAACAACATTCTGAAAGCCAAAGTTGCAAGCGGCACCGGCAGTATCACAGTTACATACCAGGAGGCGAGCCTGTAATGTATCAACTCAAATACAAAAACTATATCCTGTATGACCCGCGCCTTGCGGATGAAAAACTAATCGTCCGTGACCCCTCTGTGAAGCTGGCGGTCAGCAAGGCCGGGGAAATGTCCTTTACGGTGGACGCAGAACATCCCTATTTAAGCAATCTGCGCCGCATGAGCGGCCTTGTGGAGCTGCTGGACGGCACTTTCCCCATATATAGGGGAAGAATAACCAGCGATATAAAAGACTTCTACGGTGCGCACAAAATCGAAACAGAGGGCATTATGGCGGTGCTGAATGACAGCATCATTCCACCGTTCAACTTTCCGGGGGATTTCGAGGGTGACACTGCTTATAAGGCCGCCGCCGCAAGTGGGAATGTGGTGGAGTTTTTCTTCCGCTGGATTCTGTCACAGCACAATGCGCAGGTGACCGCGGAGCAGCAAATCAAGCCCGGCGTGGTTACTGTGTCCGACCCAAACAATTACATCACCCGCAGCTCTGAGGAGTATGCCACGGCGATGACTACTATTTCCGATAAGCTGTTCAAATCTTCCCTGGGCGGGAATCTCCTGATCCGATATGAGGATGACGGAAATTATTTGGACTATTACGCCGCGCTGCCGCTGACAAACACGCAGACGGTGAAATTCGCCGAAAATCTTCTTGACCTGTCCAGCGAGACGGACGGTGCGGACATTTACACCGCTATTCTTCCGGAGGGCAAGGATGGACTGACCATCGGGAATCTGCCGGACGGTGACTTGACGGATGACTTGGTGAAGTCCGGGAAAACCATCTATAGCAAGTCCGGCGTGGCCACATATGGGCGCATTACCCGGCATATCAAATGGGGCGATGTGACCGTTGACACCAACCTTCGGGCGAAAGCGAAGGCGGCGCTGGCCGACAATGGTCTGTCCATGCCGGAGACCATCACCTGCAAGGCGGTGGATTTGGGCTGGCAAGAGGGCATCCAGCATTTCCGGGTTGGCAGAATGACCGCCCTGGTCAGTACGCCCCACGGCTACAGCGCGTCATATCCGTTGATGGAGCTGGCCCCGGATATTCTTGACCCCGGCAACACACAGATCACGCTGGGTTCGACCCGGCGCACATTCACCGGCTCACAGATCGATGCAGTGCGGAAAGCCGAGGAAAGCACCTGGCAAGTCCGCACTGACTTAAACAAGAAAATTGAGGACATCGAGCTTACCCCCGGGCCTCCCGGCCCTGCCGGGGCAGACGGCAAGGACGGCACCAATGGAACCAACGGTCTGTCTGTGTGGATTACTTACTATGACGGCACGACTACCCCGGCCAAGCCCACAGGAAACGGTACGCTGAACGGCTGGCACACGGACTTGACCGCTTCCGTTGTTTGGATGTCGCAGAAGGTAGCGGCATCGGCTACGGCTGGTGCGTGGGGCGCTCCTATCCGGCTGCTGGGTGAAAAGGGCGAACAGGGAATCCAGGGCGTTCCCGGCGAAAAGGGAGACCCCGGCGCAACTGGCCCCCAGGGGGAGCAGGGTATTCCTGGAGAGAAAGGCGACCCCGGAGAGCAAGGCCCGCAGGGAGTGAAAGGCGATACTGGCGCAACCGGCCCGCAAGGCCCCCAGGGCGTTAAGGGCGCAGACGGTAAGACCTATTTCACCTGGATAAAATACGCCGATTCGCCCACCTCCGGGATGTCAGATAATCCCACCGGGAAGAAGTATATCGGCATCGCCTACAATAAGCTGACGGCCACGGAAAGCACGAATTATGCGGATTATACCTGGTCGCTTATCAAGGGCGACAAAGGCGATAAGGGAGACAAGGGCGCAACCGGGGAGACCGGGCCGCAAGGGCCGCAAGGTGACAAGGGGGCCACCGGGCCGCAGGGGGAAAAAGGAGCCACCGGCCCTACCGGGCCAACTGGCCCGCAAGGTGAAAAAGGGGCAACTGGTCCCCAGGGCGTAAGCGTCACCGCCACCACAGTGGAATATTATCTTTCCGCTTCCGATACAGAGCTTTCCGGCGGCGCATGGCAGTCTACGGCACCGGCTATAACGGATGGAAAGTATCTGTGGGGACGCACTAAGATCACCTATTCCAACGGCAAAACGGCCTACACCGGCGCATACTGCATCAGCAAGGCCATGACCGAGAGCGCCGAACCGATTGTAAGCGAGACCCGCACGGCGGTGACAAAGCTTACCCAGGATGTGGACAGCTTCAAGGCTACGGTCTCCGAGACCTACACCGAAAAGTCCAATTTCAACGAGTTCAGGCAAAAAGCTGAGAACGACCTAACCGCCAACAGTACGGCCATAGAGCAGCGGTATACCGAGATCAAGGCCGTGGAGCAGCAAGTCCTTGGCGTAGATGGCAAAGTCACGGATGTGCAAAAAAAGGTCACAGAGACGGCGGGCTATATCCGTACCGGCAAGGTGGCAGAGGATGAATCCGGGAATCCCATCTACGGCGTGAAGATCGGGCAGACCGATACGGCGGGCAATTATAACGCCTTTGCCCAGTTTACCGCCGGACGCATTTCCTTTTTCGATGAGGCCGGGCAGGAGATCAGTCACTTCGCGGGCAAAGATTTCTACATCGACAGCGGTATCATCGTCCAAAACCTGAATCTTGGCGGCTACGAACTGCGGCGAAATAAGGGCCTTGGATTCAAGTGGATAGGAGGCTGACAATGGCAACAAGCGGAACCGTAAAAACAAACACAAAATATGGCTCCTATTTTTGGGTCAAGTGGGAGATTAGCGGCAGTCAAGACATAGCCGGGAACAAGACTACCATTTCCTGGTCCTGCGGCCTGAGCCCCGGGGAGAAGTATTACACAAACGCCATAAAAATGGGCGCGGTGGTCATTAACGGTCAAACTGTGTATTCCGGTGGCACATATTCCGACATCACGGATTACAAGGATCGTACCTTTGCCTCCGGCACACTGGACATTTCCCATAACAATGACGGCAGCAAGACCTTCACCGTTTCCGCCTTTTCCGGCTGGCTTTACGGGAACGGAGATTATACCGCTTCTGCGGAGAGTTTTGCGCTGCCTACCATACCCCGGGCGGCTACCATCACATCCGCACCCAACTTTACAGATGTGGACAACCCGGCCATTGCCTATGCCAATCCGGCAGGCTCGGCGGTTTCTGCGCTGGATGTGTGCATTTCTCTGACCGGATCGGCATCGGATATTGCTTACCGATCCGTCAGCATTAGCGGCGGCAGCTACTCCTTCCGGCTTTCCGATGCAGAGCGGGCCGTGCTGCGCAACAACACGACCTTAACGCGAAAAGTCGTGTTCCTGCTGCGCACCAAAATCGGCAGCACCTATTACTACGACACCGTAGAAAGGACATTTACCGTCACCAATAATGCGGCCACCCGACCCAGCGAAGCTATTACCGTGGCCCCTGTCAGCGCCCTGTCTGCGCCGTTCAACGCCCTGTATATCCAGGGTAGAACACAGGCCAAAATCACGCACACGGCCAGCGGCAAGTTCGGCGCGACCATAAAGCAATATTCCGCATCCGTAGAGGGTAAAGCCTATTCCGGGAAAACCGCCACCAGTGACGCACTGCAAACGCCGGGCGTGTTGACCATCACCGGCACGGCAACGGACAGCAGAGGCTTTTCCGCGACAGCATCTAAACCCGTCACGGTGCTGGCGTACAATACGCCATCTGTGGTGCGTAACGGCAACACGGGAAGATTTGTGTGCGCACGGTCTACCTCTGACGGGACGATAAGCGAAGATGGTACGGCGCTTTATGTGGAGTGCTCCAAGTCCTTTTCCCCTCTGGCCAACAATAATAAATGCACATTGCGTCTGCGCTATGCGGCAGAGGGTGGCAGTTGGTCAAGCTGGATCACGCTTTTGGCCGAATCTGCTGGCAATGATTACGCAGGCGTTGTGCCCGGTGTCACCCTATCGGTATCGGTGGTATATACCATCGAGATTCAGGCGGTAGACAAGCTGGGTGAGAGCGGTTCGGTGGAAACGCGAATCCCAACATCTGAAATGACCTTCCATTTGGGCGAAAACGGTAAAGCCGTGGGTATTGGACGGTACGCCAGCGAGAGCGGAGAGAAGCGGCTGGATGTGGCCTGGGATACGCACCTTGAAAAGGGTCTGCAAGTCGGCGGTGCCACAACGCTGGGCGGAAACCTAAGAGGCAAATATCTGACCGGCACATGGCTGCAATCCACGGAGGCCACAGACCTGGGCAAAACACCACCTAAGGTGGCAGTGCTGGATAATGCTGGCTGGGTGTATTACCGGACACCGGCGGAGCTGCGGGCCGATTTGGGCTATGGGGACTATGTGCTGGAGCAAGGCACCAGCGGCATCTGGACTTACCGCAAATGGGCCAGCGGTATTTGCGAATACTGGGGCAAGGAGCA